CATCTTCTGCCCGTCGTAAGATACCCGAACTTTCTGGTAGACTGTCAAGCTCGATAAGACCTTCTAAGTTTGGTTTAACATAAAATACTGTAAATGTATCACCGACTGGATATAGCCATATCATTATTCTATCACCTCCTTATAAGATGTGATAACTTGATCCCATTCGGCAGTATACATACCGACATAATGAGTACCCACACCATAAGTGGCTATATATTTATCCCCATTCCAACCCACTAAGGCATTTACCTGACCAGCGGTATTCAGGGTACTTGCCACATATTCGAGCGGCATTAATCCGACAGGAACAACCTCGCTTATGCGCCCGTCGAAAAATATACGTTCCCTTCTCATACGAATAGTTGATGATATCACGTCTGTACCTAATGCTGCCTGATGAGAGTCGGCCTCTAAAGTAATTGATTCGTCATCAACCGCTATCACATGTCCATAGTTGAATACGTATCTATTATATAAAGTCTTGAACTCTAAAGTATTTCGGTTTAGATACATTACCGATGCTGGGCTAGCTCCACCTGTATATATCTGCATACCATTGTCATTTTGATATATTGGGGCTTCACCTAGGTTTTGTGCAGTAGTTGTCGTTGGTAACATAACATATGATAAAACTTGCTTCGTTACAATATTAATGTGTGCCACAAATCCAGCAGTAGGGGTGCCCCCAACTTGTGCACTAGTAGCACCAGTTACCAACATGACATCTTGGTCTTCTAACATAGCATCCGAAATTCTGTATATCGCCACAATAGATTGACCGTTAATTTGTGGTGTGGGAGTCCATGTTATTCTCTTAAGAGGGTTGGTAATTTGGTCAAATTTCTTATTCCCTAGTATATAATCTGAAGCTATACCATTTCTATGGAATATTACATATTTCCTAGTCTGGTAAACTTTAGGAGCAGTCGACGACCATCCTGTTAGGGGTAATGCCTGATCGCCTAATCCATAAGGGATGGTTAGACCTTTAATACGATTCAATTCGAGTTGTATCGCCCATGAGTTACCTTGCGAACTATATACGCCAGTATATAGTAAAACCGGACCCACATCTGGATCATTGATAACTGCAAAACTATCATTACACATATACTTACCCGTGTGCTGATAGTTTCCAAGCACGGGACTTAGATTTCTTACAATATCACTAGTAAATTCGATTCTAGTAGTTTCGCCTGTAGTTCTATTGTATAAATATCCAGAGAACGAACTAAAAGTCTTCTGAAACAAGAAGTTATCCCATATTGCTACAGTCGTAATAGCGTTTGGGAAATCCGCCACCATGAGTCGTGGGACAAGAGCGTCTTGAGTTACAGGGACTAATTTCTTCCCATCGGCATTGACTGTTGTGCCGGAATACAAGTCGATGTTTTCAACTTTCTCTAGTATCTTCTCCTGGGTAGGTTGATTAGCTAATTCAGTTAGCGTCATTACACAATCTCCTCCGTTTCAAGGAATATCTTCCCATCAATAACAACTAGACCTGTTGAATACTTCTTCCCAGTAACACGGTCTATCTTGTAGTGAGGTCTATCGGCCCACTCATGGGTTTCAATCCTCAATTCTAAATTTCCAGCAGCATTTTCATCAAGAATGTCCTTAATTTTAGCAAACCAAGAGTCGAACTCATTCCTCTTACCATTTAACCACGTATAGTAAAGCTGTTCTTCTGCTTGTCGCCAAGCCTCAAAGCCTTGTTCCTGTGCATCAATCCAGTTCTCTAAAGCCGAAGTGACATTAGTTTGCCATGTTAAAAACTCTTGAGCTTTTGTGACAGAATAATCATTAAACCATTGTTGATATTGGTTAAAAATAGTTGTGGTATCGACTTGATTTACAACACCATGCATAAGACCGCATAAATTATTATTTAAACGAGTATCAGTAATAGCAGCTTGATTGATTGTTAATGCACCCTTTGCTATATAAACATCAGCTAATGCTAACTCATAAGCATCTGCATCACGTTTTAAAGTAGGTGCAACTGGTGAGGCGGATAATGTACCTTTCTTGACCTCCACACTCATTTTACGTTGGACAAAATCTAATCTTATAACAATCCGATCAATTCGATTGAGTGTCGAATCACCAACAGAAAGTGGTAAGTTATAATTATCATCATTGATTAAGCAGTAGCCATTAACCCATGCTTTTCCTGCTCGGACAGTTACACTCATTGAATCTCCATTAGCAAAAATCTGGAGACAATCAGAAGGCTTGACGAATATACCATTGCCAATAAACGTTGCAAAATACTGTGCGAAATCCTCTGCTTTATATCGTCTATCCCCATTAATTGAATTGAACATCCCGAATTTAATCATTTATTTCACCATCCTTCTAATAGCCTGTGGAAGAGTAGGAACTGACTTACCTACCGTTACATAGATAGATTTACCGTCCTGCTGAAATACTTCGTCAGCCTGCATAACACGACTATTCATTAAAATTTCAAGTTCATCATCTTTAATTGTGATTAAATCACCTAAAAAGAAATCTTCATTGTATTTAGTGTTTTCTTTGGTAACATCTAACTCACAATCAAAGCCAATAAACTCTGTATATTCAGCTATTTTTTCTTTACCTTTTGCTACTAGTAAAGAGTTGTATTCACCTGATGGAATAGGTACTTGTTCGCCCCCTACATCTCTTGTATCAGATATTTCCCTGGCATCAATAAAAATTTCTCTCCTATTGAGGCCTTTAAAAGATGTCCCGATTGTAGCCATCTTTCGTGCAGTTGCTTCTCCTGCTCCTCCAATAAGAGCAGTTGTTTTTAAATCGTTATCAGCATCCTCATACATTCTTTTAAGTAAGTTGCTACGATTCTTTGACAAGATAATACGAGGATTTAAACTTTGATTAATGGTTCTATCTGTACCTTCATAAATATCATATTTAAGTGTTCGGCCATCAAATAAACAACGCATTCCGAGATCGTATGTTGTACATAATTTTTCACATACTTCAAAGACTGATTTATATGAAATCTGCTGTTGAATAACTTGGCCAATATTTCGCAATGGTGCTAGTTGCACTTGAGTAGTTTTACGTGCTATATCAGTAGGACTAACCATTGTTTCGGTAATAATTTGTCTCATAATTTTCTCTGGTGTTGTATTAAAATCATATTGCTTCCATAATATTCTACGGTCTGTCCATCGTGTTAAAGAGAAACATTTAATAACTAACTGATCCACGCCACTACTATCATCGAATTGCCGGTAGTAAATATACATAGCCTCGTTATCATCTTGGCGGAAAATGATATTGCCCTTTTTAAGCAACTCAATGTTTTTAGAAGTCACATCAACGTGTACTTCTGCCTCACTACCTGGCCCATACTTTTTCCTCCACAGGAGATACGAGAAGTTTCCGATGAATCCTAATCGTTCGAAGTTTTCATTACATACATAGAGCATGATTACACCCCCACGAATTGAGGAGTAAAGTAAATAGACACCTCTAAATTAGAGACAAATTCAGCAGCATCATAGCGAATTAGATTATCTCCAACATCCACACTAAGCTGAATATCTGAATCGTAGGAAAGGTAATTGAAATAATTGATTTGTTGTCCATTTCGTTCAAGAATGACATATTCATTACCTCTTTGAGTATTAATAGTAACGACATCTCCACCCTGTAAAGTGCCTTCAATTTTGACAATCCGACCAGTATCTACGACTTCAATATAAGGATCAACTACACTACCAATAGCTGTGAACTGGATGCGTAATGGCGAAGCTGTATCACTGTCATTAAAGATATTGACCACGTTATTTGGCTCACGATAACCCATTTCAATACCATCTTTATCGGCATCGATTTCAAGTTCGAATTCAAAAGCAGCTACCCACATAGCAATTTCGTATTTCTGTTCCTCTGTATACCACCATGGATTAGGACATAAAAATGAAATCATGAATTCTGGCCATATATGTTTACTAATAACAGGTGATTTTTCTACACGACATTTGATAAATCGAGTGATGTCACCGTTTGTGTACTCTAAGATAAACCTGTTCTTCGGATTAAAAAAACGAATTAACTTTTGGCGATTCATTTCTTTATCTTGTCGCCTAAGTTGGCCACCTACAACTATGTTTCTTTCACGGACACTAGAGCCCTTTATATTTGTTCCATCTTCGTTATAGTTTTTCACGCTATAGAATTCATTCTCTAACGAATCAATCCCATCTGCTGACTGCAAGAAAAAAGGACTTGTCACTGATATTTCCAGTGACTGTCCCTTATTATTGTGGAAAACTAATTTTTCGTTAAATCCAAATGATGTACGCATGGTTTCACCTCGCTATCCAATTTGTAGTGCTATCTCTTTCCATCCGTTTTTACTTAATCGTGCCGTTTCATACGGATCTAGTGGTTTAGGGCTAGTTACATTTAAGTTAAAGGTATTCTCTGTATTATTTGTTGTTGAAGACGTTGTGTTTCCTGGCATTGAGTTAACGGTTCCATCAGTTACTGCCTTTGCTAACCGCTTAGTGGCTCCAGCAACCTTTCCTACCATTTCATTAATACCCAAAATTAAACCTTCACCTATATTAATACCATAACCTTTCATAACTCTTGACGGACTATGAATGTCTAAAGCTCCAGCAAATGCACTTGCTACCATCCCTGCAAGTGTTTGAGCAGCATTCATTAAATCCCCTTGTTTGGACATCATACCTTCAATTAAACCACTCACCGCATACATACCGATACTCGGCATTTCAGCCAATTCAGTTTTTACATTACCTTTTAAGGCAATCATACTGTTTCGCCACTCATTCTGATAAATGCGAAGCTGTTCTGTTGTTTTCAAACGTAAATCATTAATTTGTTTTTCGGTATTTTGTTTTAATTCTGTAAGCTCTGATTCCGTTTGTTTACGTGCTTGCTCATTCTTTGTCTTCCACAGTTCGGTGTATTCTGCCAATTGTTGTTCAGTCAAAGTATTTAATGCTGCAATTTCAGCACCTGCTTTTGGTCCAATTTCTTGTAATTCTGCAAGTAATCCTTCGTTAATACCCTTTGAAGCAAGACTTGCTATATTTTTCTGCCAATCTTCAAAAGCAGTAACTTGAGACTGTAAGGCAGCTATAAGCGCAGTACCTGAAACATCACGTTGTGCAACTTCATCAAATAAACCCGCAAATGAATAATACGCATCTCTACGTTTCTTAAATTCATCTTCATAAACTTTAGTTAAACGTTCTTCTTCTTTGATGTAATCATCATTCAGCTTTTTAACGTTATCAAGGTAAGTTTTATTAATTGTTTCCTCTTCTTTGATGATACTTTCAGTCACTTTTTTATACATTTTCTGAATATCGATCTTTTCTTTCGTTCCATCTTTAAACAACTTTAACGACTGTTCTAAAATATGAGCTTCAGTTATTAGAGACAGTTCATCCGTAGACTTTTTATCATCGATAAATCGCTTAATGACTGTCAATCTTTCACTTGCTGCTTTTTCTTCCTTCTTGACCATATCAGTCGTTGCTTTATCATTAATCTTTTTCAATTTTTCTTGAGTATCTTGTTCAAGCTTAACGAGTTTCGCATTTGCTGTTTCTTTCAATTGTTGAACTCTTAAAGTATCGTTAGCTGTTGCACCTTTTTTTCTTGAATTAATCGTATTGTTAGCCTTTTGTAAATCAACGCCTAATTTCTTTTCAATATCGAGTTTCTTTTTAGCAGCATCTGCTTGGATTTTAGTACGTTTTTTCTCTGCTTCATCAGCTATTTTAGTAACTTCTGCTTGGTTTGCTTTCGCTGCATTAATTAATAGTTGTCCTAGCTCTTTCATGGCATTTTCATTGCGTTCTTGAGTAGAATCAATCCCGATAGCTAAACCTTCACCTACATCTTTACCAATCGCTATCATTACACGAGAAGGGGAATGTGTGTCTAATTTTTTCCGGATTGCTGTTTCGATACTACCTGCAACACTCTCCGCTTTCTTCCAAACCGCCTCAGCCATTGAACCAAATCCATTTATAAAACCTTGTAAAATATCTACAGCCACCTGGAATAGATCAATACTTTTAAAATACTTTATGATATTATTCATTATATTTTCAGCAGTTTTTTTAATTGATTTCCATGCGCCTTCCCAATCCCCTTGAATTAGTTTTAAGATTGTTTGAATGATACCTAAGATAAGGTCAAGTGCATTGCCAATTGTTAATTTAATTGTTTCCCAAACAAATTTAACGAGCGCTGAAATTATTGGCCAAACAATCTCAAAAACACCTTTGATTAAACCCATAACCATTTCAATGTTGGAAAGTATATTGTCAAAGAAGAGCTTTACTATTGTTAAAATAGCTTCTCCATTTTCATCCCAAAATTCTTTTAACTTATCTAGTTGTTCTTTTACAAATTCAACAACACCACTTAACTTTTCATCAACAACTGACTTAATAAATTCATAAGCAGTGGAAGTAGCCTCTTTTAGGGCATCCATGACTTTGTTGTAATACTCTTCGATGGTGTCGAATATTTCAGAATGTCTATTCTTAAAAACTTCCCATTTAGATAAGATTTCGCCAGTTTCCCAATTAACCTTGTCTACATGTTCCTCTGCTTGTTTCTGGGCTGTTTCTACAATTTTTTGATGTTGTTCTTCAGCTAGGTAAATTGTTTGGTCTTTAGCTTTAGTAGCTTCAGCAATCATTTTGTCAGCTTGTTCAGCAGAGATCACACCAGACTCATCACGCATTTGAATAATTTGAGCAATGCGTTTCTCGTAGCTTTCATTCGCTTCTTTAACTACTTCTTCTTTTTGTTTTACAGCGTTTTTCACAACTTCTGCTGCTTGTTGTGCTGAAATGACTGAAGCATTTTCTTTCATACGCTCCAAAATAACCTTCTGTTCAAGTTCACTTTCAGAAAACGTTCTAACAGCATTTTCTTTCATCATTTGATTGTAATTATTGATGATTTCATGCTCACGTTCTGTCAGTTCACGCTTTTCATCTGCTGCTTTTTGAATAATGGCTTTAACATTTTCATTCATGGCATTTTGTTCTTTCAATTGCCATTCATTACGTTTTTGTGTATCAGCCATAATTTTCTGTTCTTCTTCAGAAGATAGGGCAGATGAGAACATAAAGAAATCTTGTAAATCAGATAGTTGATCAGCATTTCTTTTCTTCATGCCCTCTACAATCTGCTTATTCATCTGATCGAATTTTGAAGTGAGCTCTTTAGCCATTTCTGAAGTAACTTCTGTGGAGGACACATACATGTTTGTTACAGACTGTGATGCTCCATCACTTAGATCAAAGAAGCTGTTTAATGCTTTCTTTGTTGATTCAGAGACACCTTTTCCGAACCTTTCAACGCTTGGAAGAGCATCATTGCTCATATGTTTGGCAAATGCTACAGCTCCAATTGCTAGTCCACCTAAGGCAGCTACAGTGATTCCAATTGGACCAGTAAGAGCTGAAAAGGCTGGACCAAGAAAGCTTAATTTTGAAGTCAATAATGCTACGACACCGCCAGCTTCACCTATCGCTAATGCTACTGATCCAAAGGCTGAAACAATGGTACCTACACTCGATACAAGTGCACCTGCAACAAGTATCATTGGTCCTATAGCAGCTGCTATACCACCTAAAACTAAGATTAGTTTCTGTGTGCCCTCACTAAGGCTTGCAAATTTTTCAATCCAAGGACCAACTACTTCAACAATAGATAAGACAACAGGGATTAATATGTTTCCTAGTGTAATTCCTAAGTCGACAACTTTATTTTTCAAAATAATCAGTTGTGATTCAGTTGTTTTGTAACGTTGTTCAGCTTCATTGGTTAAAGCAACATTTTCATCCCAAGCCTTATTTGCAACGTCTATCGAGCTTGTGAATAGTTCGTTAGCATTCCCTGCACGTAGTAATGAATCGCGTAGAAGAATTTCTGTGATACCCATTTCTTGAAGCATGTTGATAGCTGAATCCCCTGCTTGTTCTGCTGTGCCAAGACCGTTTACAAATGCTCCAATTGCTCCAACTGCATCTTTTTCGAATGCCTCTTTGAAGTCCTTACTAGTCATCCCAGCAACTTTTGCAAAGTTTTCTAAGTCAACACCTGCGTTAACAATGTTCTTCATTTCTTTGTTGGTCATGCCTAGTGAGTCAGCCAAACTTGTAAAATCCATACTGTTGTTAGCTGCAAGCATTTGCAACTCTCGTAAAGACATACCGGTCTTTTGAGTTAATTGGTCCATTTGTCCAAGACCTGTGGATGCAGCAACTTGCATTCGTACCATTACACGTGATAAGGCCGAACCACCCATTTCAGCTTGAATACCAACAGATGATAAGGCTGTAGCAAGACCAAGAATGTCAGCTTCAGACATACCAATTTGAGCACCTGCACCCGCTAAACGAAGGGCCATATCAATGATTTCTGATTCAGTAGTAGCAAAGTTATTACCAAGATCAACGACTGTTGAGCCTAATTTATCGAAGTCCTGTTGTGACATCTTAGTGATGTTCGCAAACCTTGCAAGTGCAGTCGCTGCTTCATCCGCTGACATGTTTGTTGCTACTCCCATATCAGTCATTGTACGTGTAAAGCCTATAATTGCTTCTTTCTTAATCCCTAGTTGCCCAACAGCTTCAGCTACCTTTGCAATCTCTGTAGCAGCAGCAGGTATCTCCTTAGACATGTTTCGAATCTCATCGGAGAAGAATTGGAATTCTGATTCAGTGGCATCAACAGTTTTTCTAACACCTGCAAAGGCTGATTCAAATTCTACAGCTGCTTTAAACGCCCCAGCACCCATTGCTGCTATTGGTGCAGTGACATACATTGATAATTTCTTACCAACGTTCAACATTCCATCACCGATAGAAGTTAATCTGCCGCCCACCTCTTGCATGCGTTGACCAGCTTGAGTCCACTGTGATGACTGGATACGTAATTGTTCTGTAACTTCTGCTAACTCACGTTCTAAACGATTATATTGTGCTTGTGCTTGGTTAACTGCATTGGCTTGTCTTTCGATTTGCGCTGACGATGCAGTTCCAGAAGCCACAAGTTCATCATATCTGCGTCGCTGTTCTTGTAACTTAATAGAAGCCGCATCAAAAGATCGTGATAGAACATTTTGCTTTTGAGAAAGTCCTGTTAATGAGTTTTCATATTCAGTGCCTCTTGCTCGAATTGCTTGTAACTCACTACCCATCGCCTTCATATTACGATTTACCTGTGCAACAGTACCGTTAAAATTCGATGCGTTTAAACTTAGACTGACTTCTAAACTTCCTAAGCTCGCCATAATTTCTCACCGCCTTTTTGGCAAAAATAAAAATCACAACCAACTAATTTCGTCGGCTGTGACCTCTTCTATTTCTTCATCATCTTCATTTGATAGTTCAAACCAGAAATGTATATCCATTTCATCAATTTCATGTAGCTTGTAACCAGCTTTCAATAAATCACGATAGAACTTTTTGATATTTTGATAGGCTGTTAGGCCACTTACTTTCCCTCATCATCTATGGAAGACTTAGTTTCCAGTCCACCGATATTAAGCACGCTGTTGAATACGCGCATAATTTCGTTTTGTAAAAGTCCTGCTTCTAAACCATCCCATACGTCATCCACAGTGAATTGATTGTCAAAAACATTCACAACAAATCCGATCATTTCATCAAAAGTTTCAACAGAAATTTCGCTACCTTCCGAACGCATTTTTTCATTCATTTTAAGTGCGTTTCGGAAAACACGTGCCTTCACAAAGTCATTTGTAAATGTTTTATCCTGTCCATCAATTCGTAATGTAATTTGCATATTTCATCCATCCTTTTCGTTAGTCACTTTGATTTAATTTAAAAGAAAAGAAGCCCTCGAAAGGACTTCTGTTTAAGGTGTTGGTACTGTTGGTTCAGTAGGTTTTGCAACTGAAGCGAAGAATGTTTCTGCTGTAGCTGTTACCCCTGCATCACGTGTATCTACTGTATGTTTGATAATTCCATCAATTAAAGGTAATGCCTCACCAGCAAACGGATACACTTTATAACTTGTTTCACCTTTTTTACGTGTAGCATTCGATTCTTCACCTGGTTTTAATTTCGCTTTATAGAACCAAACAAGTTTAGATCCTGATTCAAAGCCAATTGCAATGGCATTTGGTGTGTCATTGGAGTTAGTTACAATACCACCTTCTGATGATTTTTTGTGTCCGTACCAATCAACTAAAACCTCTGTTGGTAAATCTGCTGTTTCTCCTGCAATTGTAATTGAGTCCATTTGTGCTTCTTGGTCCACTACACGATCACCTGCATCTAAAAAAGCTTCAGAAAAGTTAGGTGTAAGTGTTAAAGAGATTGGCATTGTTAATGTTTTCACATCTCCCCAAGTCTCTGCTTGCTCATCTGTCATTAGTGCATAGTGGATACGTTTTAAACTAATCTTTTGTGGTTTTTCATTTACCGTTGTAGCTGCCATTTTCATGACCTCCTAATGTTTAATATTCATCATAAAAGGCGAATCTCAATACTTTGTTAAAGTGAGAATCGCCCTCTTGTTTTGGTGCATCATATTCGAATGTTCTTTCGTAACCTGCCGATTCCATCAATCGTTTAATGTCCTCCACAAGCTGATAGTAATTGGCTTTCGACCAAACGTTGACTTGGATAAGTCGTTCAGTTTCATATTCTTGATCAGATGCTTCAAGCGCTGGCTTTGCATCGATTTCTAAGAATGTAATGTATTGATTTGGTATAGTGGCACCTGTTGGAACGCTATTAAAATACACACTTAAATTAAGTGGTGCCAAAATACCTGTGACATGTGCAGTAATATCAATCATAGTCTCAATGCCTTTCTAATCTCATCACTCATCACTTCAACTGCTCTGCCTTTGCTTCTTTCTAGTCCGCGTGTAAAGAATGGATTAGGTGCAGTAGAGCCCCAAGTGACTTTTTGTCGCACTCCATTTTTAAGAGCATATTTACTACCTGCAGAACGGCCAAATTCAACTAAATGTGAATGATAAGCACCACCAGTATGAACTTTTGCTTCACCATCTTTTGCACGCTGTGCCTTGATGTTTTTCTTTAACGTTCCATCATCTACAGGCGCTTCTTCAATAACGGCCTCTTTTACAACTTTAGCAGCTGCATTAAGTGCTCTATTTTCATCCGCCTCTTCTAGTGGTAGGTTCGTAAGATTCTGTAGCAAAGCTTCCAGTCCTTGCATCTCTAATTGCATCTACATCACCTCTTTCAAAAAGATTGTGAGCCACTGATTATCGCCATTATCGTTGATTGGTGGTGCATCCATTTCGTATGTTTTGCCAGCAATTTCAACACGCATGTTTTCTGTAATGTCCTTACGGTAACGAATACCAATAACACATTTCCCTTGCCATTGCGTAGCATCAGAACTAAATAATTTGTAACCTTATGCAGTCTTCAATTCTGCCCATACGGTTTCATGTTTAGTCCATTCATCACTAGGCCATCCGTTTGTGATTGTACCCGGCGGATTTAAGAAAGTAGCGCGTTTATTCATCCGGCCAACATTATTGTTGTTGCGATAGTTCATCTGGATTCACCCACTTTAACTGTAAAATCAACGACTGTAAGCCGTAAGGTATGGGTTGTTGAGCTGTTTTAATTGTGGAAGGCGTAATAGTTATACGATTCTCGTAAAAGTGCGTAGCAAGCATCATAATAGCTAATCGATGTAATGCAAACACATCTTTGTCCTCCACAGTTAAATAATAATCGCTTGGCTGTTTCACACCTGCATTCTCCAAATAAAAAATGGATGATTGCAGAATAGTAGAAAGAGAACGATCTTCGTCATTCCCATCAATCCGTAAATATTCTTTTAATTCATCGAGTAATGTCAATTTTTATCACTCATTTCTATAAAAAGCATTTAAGCAGTAGTTACAGTAATAGGTGCAGTAGAGTCATCAGTTAAAGTCATTGTTCCACCAGTTACTTTACCATCTGTATCCACAGTTAAAGCGATTGACTTAACTCCTACACCTGTATCACCTTTATCTCCTTTTGCTCCAGTCGTACCTTTTACACCAGCAGGACCTTGTGGGCCAACAGGTCCTTCTACACCATCAATCAACTGGGTAAAATCATCACCTGTTGGTTTCTTCCCAGTAGCAAATAGTACTTTTAATTCTTCTTTTGTAGCCATTATTAATTGCCTCCTCTGTATTTATTGAACAGTTAAACTTTCACCAATTACGGCATCTCCAATGGACACCGCCTCATTAGGGAGTGGCATTTACTTCAGCAATACGGAAAGCAGATTTTAATTTAATATGATGATCGAACCATGCTGTTACTACGAACTGCTCAATACCTGTTTTAATATCTTTATCACGCTCGAATAATTCACCAATATCGTAGTTGAAGTGAGAGTAAGAGAAATCACCAACAATCGGCTTTGTAGCGCCATCTGCAAAGATAACGGGTTTACCTAATACTTGCTCTGGTTGAGCAGTATATAAAGTTGCATTACCATTTGCAAGAGTTTCAATAATGTCAGAGTAATCAGCGAATGTCATAAAGATTTTTGCGTTTTCACGGTAATCTTCATGTAAATCTGCAATTGCTGCTTTAATTGCTTTGTACTTATCAGCGCCAGTTACTACCTTGATTCCATTTTGAGTTGAATAGAAACTCATGTGTTCTTCCCCAGCTTTAGGAGTAGTTGCAAATGCAACCTTTTTCTCTTTTGCAGCAACCCCAGATTTAAGTGCATTCTCTACATGTTGCACTAAGTTTGTATCTGTACCATTTAGAACAGTTTCAGAAACACCAGCAAACACTTTGAATTTGTTACGTCCAAATAGTACTGTGTCACCTGTTAATTTAAGCTCTTTAGCAGTTTCTGTATCTGCAATAAAGTCGTCATCATCCAGTGTATAGCTTAATTTAGGTAGTTCTAGGTTCGGAATATTCGTTACTGCTGAATGTCCACGCAGAGGATTTTTTGCTAATGGCTCCATGATAATATCATTTGAAACAGTTTTAGGTAGGAATTTGCCACCACCTGTAGATGAATCATCACCAAGCGCTGCGCGAATATCTGTATCGATTGACTTACCACGCATTGTTGAACGAATTAAAGAAGCTTTTGCAGAAATTACTTTTTGTTTTGGATCTTCGATACCACCTAAGTTATTTTGTTGAGTAAATTTTGCAGCTTGTTCAGCTTCTAGTTGATCGTGTTGTTGCTTAATTACGTCAAAGCGAGCTTGTAAATCAGCTTTGGAAGTTTGGGCTGCTTTAATATCATCAAGTGAAGCAGTTGGGTCCATAGCTTTTGTAGCTAAGTCTTCTTCGGTTTTTGCTAACTGTTGGCCAATTGTTGCCATTGCCTGTTTTAATTCATAAATTGTTTTCTTACCAGCAAAGAATTGAATATTAAGTGGTAAAAGCATTTTCATTGTATTTTTTTGTTCTAATGATTTTAATAGCTTTTTTGTTTGTGTTTTCATAGTTAGAAAACCTCCTAAAAGTTATAGTATTGTGTTTAAATAAGTTAGATTCGCCTTTGAATCTGCAATGATTTTTTCACGTAATTCTTTTTCCTCCACACTCATTGCTGGTGTAGTTGTTTTTGGCTGCAGAAGTTGTTGTGGTACATTTTTGTATTGTTTAATTAACTTTTCTTCAATACACGCTGCCGCTTCATTAAAATTGTCAATTGCATCACATAGCCCATAATTAAAAGCCTCTTCAGCAGATAACCATGTTTCGGCATCTAAAAGAGACTTTAAAGTATCCATATTTAATTTGTCTCCAGCTTTATCTAAGTAAGACTGGATAACAGACTCATTAATACGTTCGATGTCATCAGCGGCTTTGCGAAGTTGCTCTGCATTACCACTTGCCCAAGTCCAAGCATTGTGAATCATCAATAGGCTATTTGATGCCATCCTTATTTCATCCGCAAACATAGCGATTACAGATGCAATTGAAGCTGCTAAAGCATCAACGTGAGCAATCACTCTAGCTTTATGGCGTTTTAACATAGTACCAATTGCTAACCCTTCAAAAACACTTCCGCCTGGGCTATTAATGTATAAGTTAATTGTTTCTACATCATCACCTAATGCATCTAATTCGTTTTTGAATGTGATCGATGAAACCTCTCCAAACTCTTCCCAAGCCCATTTAGTAATTTCACCATAAATAAAAATATCAGCAGAATTACCATCTGCAGATAGCTTCATGTTGAAGAACTTTTCCTTCTGTTTTTTATTCACTTTTCCCACCTCCTTCCACATTTGATGGAGTAGCAGAGGACTTCCGCAATGTTGGGTCCATTTCCTGCGGATATAAATCACCGCTAATCCAAAGCACATTTGCCATTCCACCCATTGGAGCTAAGTCTTCAAGCATACGTACCTCGTCTGGCTTCATTGCCCCACTTCGTAACATTGCTTGATAGAAGTTAGTACGCGCTGTTGTATCGCCTCGTAATAGGCCACCAAGGTTAAATTTGAAGTACATACCTTGTTTACGATCAGCTTTAGTAAGTAGTTTTCGATTAAATTCATGTTCGTATTGTCTTACAATAGGCAACAACGTCATGTTTACGAATTGAATCATTAGTTGTTCATTGGATGCTATTGTTCCGCCTTCCACATCATTTAAGAAGGATACCGGCACATTAAAAACATTGGCTACTCTTGAGCGCGTTATCCGCTCTGATGCCAATGTATCGGATGCAAAATATTGTTTTTTCATTTCGGTGATCTCAACACCAGGTTCTTGCATTAAAATGCCACCATTTTCTTTATAAAACCGTCTAAAATCAGCTATCACTGCAGCTCTTTTGTCTTTATCCAAGTTAGCCGCATACTTCAAAATGAATGATTCCTTTTTCTCCATTTCAGAAAGCGAGAACTCTTGAACTGCCTTATCATACTTGATTGTATTGGCCAATACTTTCAACGGCGATAAACCTCTAATACGAGCAGGTCCTCGAATATGCTTAACGTGAATCATGTCTGTATTTGCTACAAACATCGTCCCTCGTTCACCCTGCACTTGGTACCACAACAATCCATCATCTTTATTGATAAATTCAGTCACGCAAGATGGATCTAAGGGAATGATTTCACTAGGCCGCAAACGTATATCGCGTAGAATAATTGCGTAGCCATTTCCTGTCTCATTCCGGCTGACTTCAAGTGCATTAAGCAAATCAAAACTGCTCATGTTTTGGTTCGGCTCATTTATAAGCACATCAGAAGCTTCGTTTTGTATCACATCATAATGTTGATGCAATTTGATAGGTAGTGCTGATACTGTGTTAGCTAAACGACTAATAACACTGAAAATCGTTTCATTAGTTGCTAACTGGCTATTATCGATACCCCAAAAGGTTCGTCCAAACCAGTTAGTAAAATCCCATGTAGAACCTTTCCACCCTGTAGTAGCCCCTGCATATGCCATGTATGCTGTAGTTTTAATACGTTGCCATAGTTTCAATTTCTCACCTCCTTCTTATAAATCTTGAATTGAAATAAAGCTGATATTGCCTTCTCCACTCTCATTTGTTGAAAATCTAGCTTGAACAAACGCTGTAATAATGGCCGCTATCGGGTCAATTCGCTCTCTTGACTTCGATTTTGAAAGTTTAATACTCTCATTGGCTGCCATTTCAGCAATAGCATTACCGACTGCCCAAGATAATACCTTGTCACCAACATGGGTGATTTTCTTTTGATGCTCATTATTTTGGTAAACGTAATCTCTAAATTCTTTTGTAGGTTCAGATAATGTAGGGAACCCTTGTCGGACCTCCACAATTGTTAGCCCATAGTTCTCCATGTTTTGGGCAAACTGTGTGGCACCATAAGGATCGTAACAAAATAGAACTACATTTAATTCATTGTTATTGATAAAATCCATAATCCATTGCTCTACATAGCTATAATCAACTACAGCGCCTGGTGTAACATCCATCCAACCTTCTTCTATCCACACATCATATGGCACTTTATCCTTTGCTCTACGCTCCGCTAACGCCTCTTCAGGCATAAATGAGTGTTGTCCAACATGGTAGCCATAATCTGTAGGGAAAACATAACCAACTGAAGTTAAGTCAATCTTCTTGGATAAATCGACCCCTATATAAACATCACGGCCAGTCATCTCAAAGGCTTCAATTTGTCCTGCCTTCCACTTATTCGCAGGAATGTAGCCTCCTTCTTTCATGTCCACCCATATATTCATAGTCTTTGTTAAAAACGACCTCATTTTTTCAGGTACATCAAGAGCTGTCTTCAAATCCGAACGAATGGATGCAAGGCCCTCTTCATACGTAGCAACAATCGGATTTGCCTTAATCCAATTGCTCTCATCCTTTATGTCATCCCCCGGATCTAACTCACAAATGATACCGAAGTAATCATCATTTTCTGTATCGTCATCAGGATTTAGAATGCGTGATACATATTCGTACTCAACAAAACATGGCCGACTTAAATCAAATCCTGCTGTTGTAATAACAAACATCAAAGGCTCTTTACGAGCAACCATCCCTGATAACAAAACATCGTATATTTCAGATGTAAGATGATTGTGATACTCGTCCACAATTCCAACCGATGGGTTTTTACCATCACCTGTTTTACGTGTTTCGCGTGATAATGGGACAATGACAGATCCGTTGTTAAAGACTTCAATCTTTCCATAGGCTTCTTTCCATCTACCATCCAATAATTCACTTGAATTTATCCCATCCCGAACCGCAATATATACTTCGTCTGATTGGTCTTTTTGCCATCCAGCAATGTACATACGCTGTTTCTCGTCACCAAGGAATGCAATGTAAGAACCAACAATAGCTAAGAATTGAGACTTAGCATTTTTACGAGCAAGCTGTATATAAACCTTACGGAATCGGCGGGCTCCATTTCGCTTCTTTTTGAAGCAGAAGATATTAACAGAAATAAAGAGTTGAAAATCATTAAGTTGAACCTTTTCACCAGCTAAAACACCTTCAACATGTTCAAACTCATTGGCCCACCAATAGAAATCCTCTGCCACTTCTTCATCAAAATAAAAAGGACTGTCATCATTTTGACAATCCTCAAAGTCTTTTAAGAAGCGTTGCACCGCCCATTTATGCTTGATACTAGCTTTAATTTCCCCGCTTAAAATATCATCACAGTAGTTAAAAACCCGCTCTAAAACCCAATTCATAACCTATCACCGAAACGCTTTTGCGCCTCGCTTTTGCCTTCCACAGGTGAGGGTGAAGGAATGACTAATTTCAAACGTGATGTAATAGTAAGTCCAAGATCAGCAGCTGCAGAACGACATTCGTTAAACAAGGTATTTTTGGTACGTTGCAATTTCGGATAATCCTCATTAGCAATCGTAATTTTTTTGCCGTTTTCCTGCTCAATTGTTTCTGTTGGTTTAATTTTTCTAATGTCTTTCACCAGTTGTAGGTACTGGTGTTTCGAGTCCAAATACCTCGCTAAAGAATCAACATCAAGCTCGCTGAAAATTTGAAGTGCTACAAGCTTTTCAGCAATCTCTGCAAATTCCTTCTTTTGAGCAGCTGTTAAATACGTTGGAATTTCAATGTTTTCAGCCGGTCCGCGCATCTTTTCTTCATGTTTTTGACGCTTTTTTATCTCGTCTTTTGTCAAATGGTTCGAGCGTCCATTCCCTAGAATCACTTGCAATGGCTGCTTATTTCGACCTCCCATACTATCACCTTACTTTCTTTTTCCTTAGCCTTCCAGAAAAAATATTCAAAAACGGATTTTTCTGCGAAGAAATCGGGCAGCCGGTGTAGGGGCACCCACCCCTTGGAAACCGAATAGAGGGGGGCTATCCTACTTTCAACCGTATTTCTGTACATCCTCGTTTGTCTTCTTGTTATGACACGACTGACAAAGCAATTGTAAGTTTGATTCTTCTAATCTTTTGGACCAGTCAATGGACAACGGCACAATGTGGTCAACAATAACTCCGACTGTTATTCGTTTATCTTCCAGACATTGAAAACACAAACCGTTATCCCGAATCCGAATCAGATCTCGAACTCGTTTCCAAGATGCCGAATGGTAAAACTGATCATGTTTTTTGTTTCGAGAATAATTGTCGTAGTATCGGTTGTTGTCTGCCTTAGCCGTCTTGTGCTGTCCACAGTATCCTTCACGTGTTAAGTTAGGACATCCAGGCTTGTTGCATGGTCGTAGAGGTTTACTGTTCATGCTGCTCTACCTCTTGCTTAACACTAGCCATTCGCTGTGCTATGGTGTCCTTTAGTTGTGACTCACCCTGTATCAACTGCTTCAGCCCATCAGCATCAGCCCACTTCATCTTACGGTGTAGCTCTCGCATCTTCGCTTGAAGTTTGCGTATTGATTCGTCAGTATAAAAACAGACATACTCACGTCCACAGTTAGGACAGTTAAAGTATGTCTTCTCTACTTTATTATCCAGTTTGTCTACCTTGAAATGCTTGACGTAGAACTTATGACCACATGACTTGTTGCACTTAGCGTAGATTGGTTCCATGTTATTCACTACCTTCTAATCGTGTTGGTAAGTCTTTTCCTAAACCTTTATTCATTCGTCTTTCAAGTTGTTCTACCAACCAATCAAAGTCTTCTTTACGTAAACTACTTACTAATTCACCTGGTCCATCACGATTTGTCATTGTGAACCTTCCAGACTTTTTAATACTTTCGAGACGCTTTAAATCCTTTTCCTTTTTAGAATCTTTGCATTGTTTTTTCAGGTCCTCGTAAACAGGTAGTTCACTGTATTCATCTTCTCCAAAACCTGTAGGTAGCACTGGTCGTTGGCATAATGGACAACTCACCCCATCCATGTATTTACTTCTAGATTTAAAAGAATGATCAGGATTGTCCATGCATCTATAGCCAATATTCATTGTTCAGCCCTCCACAATTCATAGTTAATTGCATAATAAAAAGCCATACCATTTTAGATATGACTTATATATCATAGTTGTTTTTTAATTTGTAGCTTTTTTCAAATAGAGTTGAGTGATACTGAGTATTTTAATGACATGTGTTCTTGGTTTTTCTATCATTTTGGCAAATTCTTTAGAGGTGCTTTCTAAATTATTAATAGATTTTCTTAAATCTTCTTTATTAAGACAATAACCCAACCATTTTTCTAATACTTCTGTATTCATACTATTTATATTCTTATTAATATTTTTGAAATGAAATAATGCGTTTTGGTCGTAAAAAACTTCATAAATATTTAATTTTGTGGAGAGTGCTTTAATTTCTTGTAGTTGAGTGTTAATATTTTTCTCGTATTTTATAAAAGACTGATCATCCGCACTAATATCAATTAAACTTTCTAGTAACAAACGATGTAATTTACTCAAAGATTGTAACAAGGCATCACCGTTTTCTAATGCTTTTAAATAATTATTTATTTTTATTTCTTTAATCATTTTTTCTTCTTCTTTTTTATATTGTAAATCTAATTGTTTTGTCATTTGCATTCTAGCAATGAAGTAAGCACCGAATGCCCCTGCGATTCCACCAACCATACTTAACAAGCCACTAATAATAGCGATTCTATTTGGCTTTTCAAGTTCCTCAACACCTATTTGAAATGCAATAATAGTAAGTACCACTACTACACCAATTGTAAGTCCAGCTAATGCAATCAAAAATTTAACTAATAAATCCTCACTTTTTTTCACCATAATACCCCCATAATTTACTAAATTGATATTATCATGAGAGCAAAATAAAGACTACACTCCTATGAATGTAATCCTGATTCATTGTAATAATAATAAAAAGCCACACCTTGTTAGATGTGACTTCTTAGTATCAAAATTTTATACAATCTTAATCGGTTCAGGAGTAATTTCTTTTGCATTATCATTATTTGCAACTATTTCTTTTGATTGTATTAACCATTTATAAAATACTCTTTTCCCTTGTGATAAAGCGCTGTATTCTACTACATTTGCGTGTTTCATCCAATGAGAGTTTTTATATTTCGTTACTAAATACTCATCAACACATACTCCTGTTGGCAATTTATGTTGTTGAACAATTTTTAAATATTCCATAGTTATCAACTCCTTTCAATCTAATTATAGGTTGAAAGGATGAGCTTTCCAATAATTTGATTTACAAAAAGAGACTACCAATTTAGTAGTCTCAATTGCTTGTTTCTGACATACACGTACAAGCGGTAAACGTGTTTATTTTGTAATGGAAATTTTGTACGCATTTCCGTGCGCTTTTTGATACTCCTATAATATCTCGATTATTCAATAGGTTCTATAATTTAATTACAACTTAACATTACATTAAGTTAGGTTTGGAATAGTATTTACATATCGTTAGGAATTCTTTTTGACTTTTAACGTCATTCAGCAGGAAGGAAAAAAGCACCCTTATTTGGGTGCCCTTTGAATGTTGTTTAGTTTTCATTAAACATTTAAGGTTGGATTGGACATGCCTTTCCAGGAACACATGTTGGAGGTTTAGAAGGATACCCTCCGCTGCTACCTCCTCCTTGATCGTTTGTCGCGCTTGCGCTCGCACCAAATGATAAAGTTACAACTAGAAGAGTTGCTGTAGCCACTGACCATATTGTTTTTTTCTTTTTCATTAATACATTCACTCCTTCAACTGTTTTTTTATGTTACATTTACTATATTAGACATTATATGTAAAAAACCTTCAAGTTTTTAAAAATTTTTTTCAAGAGACAAATCTTTTACCCTACTCTGGATATTTAATGTTTAAACTAATGCAATACACTATATTGCACAATAAAAGCACTCAACCTTTTTTATTGGTTAAGTACTTCTACTCAATTATTTCAATTGTTATAACTTCATTTTCATTAAAGTTAAAAATTCAAGGCTTCATCCATCTTTAAGTAAGCGATATTTCGGTTTGATTGAGATTCATATTTGAATGTTTCGTAGGTTTCAAACCTTGGTAAGCAAACACACCATCCCGATTCCCTGACAAAGCGTAAATTGTCCATACTCTACCTTTGTAATAAATCACTTTATCGTACAGTTCAATATCCTGATTCATTTATATTTCTCCTCTCTTATGCTTCACAATATTTATCAATCTCAAATTGCTATGTAAAATTAGCTTTTTATTTATTATTTTTGATTGTACATTAGAGAAATTGATTTCTACTTTATGAAAATTCCCTTTCTGCTTTTCTATCTCTTACTGAACATTTTCTTTCAAAGGGGCACGAAGCCCCTACATCATTCAATCAATCTGTTTCACAATGTTATCCTTAATACGTTTAATGCTCGTTGCTGACAAAGCCATGTGTTGACCTATCCAAAGTTGTGACTTGCCGTCTAACATCCAGTTCAACACTTGAACTTCTCTATCCAGCAACTCTTTCAATTAGATTTTGTACCTCTAAAAGCTTCTTCTCGTACTCTGTAACGCGTTTTATATTCCTTGAACGTCAATAGCGAACAAAATCTTTCAATCACCCATTTACACTTTCGGCATATTTATACTTAACCATTTTCATAATTTGAGCGTGTTTGTTGTAAATGTAGTTTGGACTTTTATCTAACTCATTTGCAATGGAGATAAGCGTTTTGCCTTCCACATGATGCTTGTATAGTATTTGATTATCTAACCCTCTGAAAGAGCTAATTAAATTTTTCATTTCCTCCAAGTCATTCATTTTATGCGCTAACTCACGTTCAGCAGCTTCAATAATTTCTTCTAATTGAGCTCCGTGGCTTTCTGAAGTTAATTTTACTTTCGTTAGATCTCCTTCCACCCAACGTTTCAATTCCTTCTTATTACGTTCTAAATTAAATTCGATGTCTGCAATTTCATCCTCTAATTTTTGAAAGTTTTTTAACCACTCGTAATGCATGTGCAGCACCTACCTTGTTTGTTTATTTCTTGATTTTTGCTATAGTATCCTGAACATAAAATTCATTTTGTGAATCTTCAAGTTGATATTTCTTTTCTAGTTTTGCTAATTCTCTTTTTCCTTTATTTCTCATCTCAGTATAACGATTTTTCATTTTTTTATATTTAGCTTCATATTCAGAAAGACTTCTTTTCATTTCCGATAATTCACTATCATGTTTCTGTTGAGTATCTTCCACATCCTTTAAATCTCTAAAGCCGAAAAGCATTGCAGTGACAATTACCCCGATACAATAACCATAATCTGTTAACTCGGATAAACTATCTGTAAATATATCTCCTCTATAACCTGCTGCTATCAAATATAAAGCCAAGAAAACAATTATGATTGGTATTACATTCTTTAAAAAAAATATCGTTTTCTTAAAAAAAGCTAATAGTTTATTATTAGCAGTAATTTTCTTTTGTTTATTTGATAATTCGCCTGATTTATAAACTAAAAATGCAGGAAAAGTAAAAATTATAAAGTTAGCAACTATATAAAAAAATGAAGCAACTAATATCCCTAAACCGCCTTTATCATAAAAATATTCGAATCCTTGTGGAAATTTATCATGGTTCAATGCTCCTGCAAGCATAACGAAACTTGCAAATATTGCCCAACCAATTCCGATTTTAAAATAATTAAGTTTTTTCATATACAATCTAACTCCAATCATAAAAAGTAATTTCTTTTATGATTATAGAGTTAGACTTAATTTATTGGAATATAATTCAATATATTTAATTTTTTCTTCCTGTTCTAACCCTATTAGAATACCCCTCTTTTTAGGTAGTTCTTCATTTGGTAATAGAAATGGTGATATATCCAATTTCCACTAAACTTATTGTCTAAGTAGACAATTTCGAAGCCGTAACGAGCCTTGAAAGTATTCAACGAGCCAAGTAATGCAAGTGGATCGTATTTACTTCTGTAGGTTCCATTTAGTATTTTTTTATATCCCTCTGGATCTTCAAGAAGGATGGTGAATGGCATATCCTTCGCTCGAATTAATTCATTTTCAAAGCGTGTACGCTCGTCCTTACCTAAGTTTCCGACAATCTCATCTACACTTGCTTTTCGTTCAACTCCACTGTTCAAATAAATATCTCGCATAATGCCAAGCTCTTCATTTTTCGGTAGCATAGCTGTGTAATCGCCAGTGTCGAGCTTTTTCAATTTGATTGGTACATCCTTACTGCGTAAATAATCAAGGATATGGCCGTTTACTTGTTCACGTGTATCAACCACGATTGTCATGGTTTTTAAGATTTTGTTTAATTCAGCATCCGTGTAATGGTAGTAAATCATTGTGAATCACCTAACATTCCATGTATTTCACGTTTGAATGAAACAATTTCATTATGTAACTCTTTAAGCGTAGCTGCTTCTGACTCAAATACACGTTGTCGTAAAATTACTTCAAGAGCTTGTTCTACCTTTCCACAGTACTTCCACGTCTTCCACTCTTCACGCATTTCAGCAGAATGCTTTGTTTCGTCAAAAATTGGCGATTTCGTTGGATCAACTATGTGCTTTCGCATAATAACAATTTGCATACCATCACTCGTTAATTTATATTCATCATTCACCATTACATCCAACATTGGTGTAACCTCCTTCACCTTTGCTTTGTTTTCCTTTAGTTCTGCTTTATTTAAGCCGTTTAAAAGTTGCTAGCATATAAAACATCAACTTAACCTATATGCCCCTTAAATCACTTATTTTGATTAGCATATAAAACAGCACTGTCGTACAATTTTTTCTTCATGACATTTGAAGCTTCATTTTCAAATTGTCGATAGTCTGTGTAAATGTCGTTCCATCCGTTTTTAGCTAATGTTTCTTGCCACTCCATGAACAACATTAATGAATCAACGTCCTCGCATATCCATTCATTCAATTTCGGATTGTGCTGCCATCCACAGGCTTGATGTATCATCATTCGCATGTGTTTATCGATGCCACTAGCTTCTTCCCAAGATTTAAGCCACTTTTTTATATCTTCGAAAATGCTTTCTCCAGCCTTTATTGCATCCGCTGGAATGTTATCACCATGATCTATATGAACATCATTTTCTTTCAGATAAATCGTTGCTCCTGATTTCCAAATAATTGATAGAAACAT